CCCGAAGTATTATACAAAATTGGCAACAATAGAAGAAGATTGGTCAGACAAATACAAAAGAAGTATTGATTGCAACAACCCAAAAGGATTTAGTCAAAAGGCACATTGTCAAGGAAGAAAAAAGCAGGAGAATAAAATGTCAGAAACTATACAAGAATCACTAAACTTGTTTTTTGAAGAAAACAAACCAACAGACCCAAGTAAATGGGCGTACTACAAGGCACAGGCTAAGAAAAAGTTTGATGTGTATCCAAGTGCTTATGCAAATGGTTGGGCAGCAAAACAATACAAAGCAGCTGGTGGAGGTTGGAGAAAATCAAAAAGTGAATCATATGATATATGGGCAGAGGATGGTTCTTTTGGATACACTATGGCTGGATTACTACCTGAGGCAGAGTATCAAGGTAGAAAAGTAAAACTTGGTAAACCAATGCAAGGTGATGTAAAGAAATTTAAAGTGTATGTAAAGAATCCACAAGGTAATGTTGTAAAAGTTAATTTTGGTCAAGGTGGGGATGCCAAAGGTGGAACTATGAAAATTAGAAAATCTAATCCACAAGCAAGGAAATCGTTTAGAGCAAGACACAATTGTGATAATCCAGGTCCACGACATAAAGCAAGATATTGGTCTTGTCGTAAATGGTAAAATAAATGAAAACAAAACTCACAGAATGGTTAGTTAAACCACTTGTTGAGGGTATTGAATTAGATGTAGAAGTTGGTGATACCGTCTTAATGGGTAAGTTTAAAAATAAAAGAGTTAAGGTTAAATCCATAGATACAAATGAAAAAGGTGATGTATTGATAAATGGTAGACCTGCCCTAAAGTTTCGCCCAATCAAAAAACAAAATGATGATAGTGAAGAACAATTAGAAGAGAAGGCCGAAAGAGATTATAAAGACGAATACAAAAAATTCCAATCATCTACCAAGATGAAAAAGTATAGAGCGGAATTAAATAAATATAATCGTCAAAAAGGTACTTATGGAAATGGGGATAAGAAAGATGCTTCACATAAAAATGGTAAGATTTCAGGTTATGAAGACCAATCTAAAAACAGAGGTCGTAGAGAAAAAAGTAGATTGAAAAAAGAAGAAATCAATGAAAACAAAATAACTTTACGAGTTCCAAATGATATCAAAAAAATCTATAAATTATTCAGACAATCTAAAAAAGAATTGTATATCGTAGGTGGTGCAGTTCGTGATGCCATACTTGGTAAATCACCTAAAGATTTTGATTTGGCCACAAATGCAAAACCTGATGAAGTAGAAAAGATTGCAAAAAAAGGTGGATTCAAAACTATTTCAGTTGGTAAAAAGTTTGGTGTTGTTGTGGTGGGTGGACATGAGATTGCCACATTTAGAAAAGATATTGGTAAAGGTAGAAGACCTAAGGCAGTTGATTTCTCTGATATAAAAGGTGATGTGAATCGTAGAGATTTAACAATTAATTCATTGTTTTATGATATTGATAGAAATGAAGTAGTGGATTTAACAGGTGGATTACAAGATTTAAAAGATAAAATTGTTAGAACAGTTGGTAAAGCATCTGAAAGATTTGATGAAGACCCATTAAGAAAATTAAGAGCATTAAGATTTCAAGCAGTTATCGGTGGTAAGATGGATAAAGATACAGAGATTGCTCTAATGAAGAATCCAAGTTTAACGGGTGTAAGTAGAGAACGAATTAGAGAAGAATTTATAAAAGGAATACAAAAAGGAAAATCACAAAAGTTATTTATGGAAGCACTTGATAAGTTTGGATTCACTAAACAAATGTTTCCCAAGTTAAATATAAGTAAACCTTATCCCAATGTCAAGGATTTTATTTTATTTTTAGCAATTGTTTTAAGAACTAATAAAGTAGATAAATTACCAAAGATTTTAAATCAATTAAAGTATAGTGGTGATGAAGTAAAGAATATAACATTTTTAGTATACTTAAATGATTTTAAACCATCAAATATCTACAATGTAAAAAAAGCACAAGAAAAAACTACATTAACACCAAACCAAATTATAAGTTATGGTAAGATGATAGGTAAAGATTTTAAGAAACTTGTTAACTTTAAATTAAGTGTAAGACCAGGTGGTAAAGAGTTTGTTGGGTTAAAAGGGCCAGAGATTGGTGATAAGATAAAAGAATTAGAAAAGAAATTGTATTTAGGTGAGGGTGTGATAAATGAGGCAGAACCAAAGTTTCAATCAGTTCACACGAGGTCATCATTCGACCAAACATTCGGTGGTTTTTATGCAAATTATGTTCCATTATCTACTAAATTTATGCAAAAGATAATAGGTAAGGAAAAAGTAAGTGTATTTCACGTCGGTGCTGCAGAATTAAAATCAGATATACAACAAGTTGGAAGAATCGTTGGGAAGAAAAGTTCGTTATCTACATTTACCGCAGTAGACAAAGGTGAGAAACTTGCAAAAGGACAAGGAATACAAAGTAAAGGTGGTGTTATTTATCAAATAGAGGGAACTTTATTAGTTGCAAGCACAAGAGATATACAATCAACACCAGATAAAACAGGTCGTAGATGGGTTCCACCATATCATTTAGCAGGTAAAGGTGCTGGTGGTAAAATGTATGATGAATTAAAAAAAGGTGTTGAAAAAAATAAAATAGATAGACGAGAATGGGACAAGATACAGGATAAAGTTGATGCTGAAGTAAGGAAAAAAACAGGTTATGGTGATACTCAATATGACCACCAAGCACACGACGAAAACCTAAAAAAGGCATTAGGGCCTTACAAAAGAGAATGGATTAAAAAATATATTGATATGTGTTATAAAATAATGAGAAAGTATGCACCACAAATCAAACGACACATATTAAGTCAAAAAGATAAACCATCAGAACACGGGTGGAATGAAATAGTTGTGAATCAAATTCATATTCAAGATGTATTTATGTTAAAAAGAGTGGGTCAATATGATAGTATAAGAAAAGAAGTAGAAAAAATTGCAAAAGGTAAAGTTACCGTAGGAACACCAGCACAATTTAGAAAATGGTATAATGAACGAGGTGGTATTATTAATGAAGAGTTTGGTGCACCTGCAGGAGTAATACCATCACCGAGTAGAAAGGGTGTTAAGAAAAACAAAACTAATAAAAAAAGTGGGTATAAAAAAGTAGAAAATTTACAAAAAAACCTTGACTCTTATATGAAAAAAGCCTTATATTTAAGTATGGAAAATGGGGATAATGCAACCATTTCCGAACAAAAGATTAAAAAGGTTGTAGGTATTTATGGTGGACGGTATCAACCGTTTGGGCCTCACCATTTAAAAACCTATAAATGGTTAAAATCTCAAGTGGATGATGCATACATCACTACTTCAGATATCAAAAAACCACCAAGACATCCTATGAACTTTGCAGAAAAAGTTCGACACATGGTAAAAATGGGTGTTCCTAAAAATCGAATTGTTAAGGAAAAAGTACCACTTAAGGCAGAGAATGTTCTTAAGAAATATGACCCTGCAACTACCGCAGTAATTTATATCTTTGGTGAAAAAGATGCAGGTAGATTAGCAGGTGGTAAAAAGAAATCTGGTGGGTTATCATATTTCCAAGATTATAAAAAGAATAAAAATAATCTAAAGGGATATGAAGAACATGGATACTTTATGACTGCACCACATCAATCAGTTAAGGTTGGTGGTAAAGAAGTGAGTGGAACCGTAATGAGACAATTACTTGGTTCACCAGATTACGAACAAGATAGAGAAAAATTATTTAAACAAGCATTTGGATATTATGATAAGGGTGTGTTCCAAATGATGAATAATAAATTTAAAAAGTTATTTGAAACGATTGATAAGTTTATACAAGAAATAGATTTGGGTAAATTACTTAAAGAGGCATCAGATAGAGCAGCAGTTCCTATTGATGATGGCCCACCTACATACTATGATGGGTTTGATGATTATAAAACACATACTACTCAATGGATTAATAAAATGTACATTACTGATAGAGAACCTGGTATGGGTTGGGAAATCGTTCAGTATATTTTAAGTCCAAATGCAAATGACCCAGGTTTAGATTTCACCACAAGAATGAACAAAGTACCGACAGTTGCCTATGGTAGAAAAGGTGCTGGTCCTTACGGAGAGAGGTTTGGTGAAGATGACCCAGTAATTGCATATAAAGATTGGATAGAAAAAGTTGTTGGTACATTAGATTTTGAAATATTAAAGTGGATGGGATTAACACCAGATACTAAAAATGTTACTGGTGTACCTGTTGAGGCACCTGCATTACCTGGTGTACAAACACAAGACCAAAATACACAAAGAGCAATTAATCTTGATTTAACACCTGCAGAAGATGAGATGGGTGATAGAATCAAGCAGATGCAAGAATCATTTATTAAAGAGACAAAGGAGTTATTATTAATGGGTGGAGCCTATGGACACATGAGTCATCCTTTCGATGACAATAATCTTACATTTTCAGATTTAAAGACCATAATTATTAATGGTATCGGTGGAAAGTTAGATAGAGAAGATGGAGTTACAGAGAAACTCGATGGACAAAATCTAATGGTTAGTTGGATTGATGGTAAGTTAAAAGCTGCCAGAAACAAAGGACACTTAAGAAACTTTGGTAAAACTGCACCAGATACTAAAGGAGTTGCATCTATTTTTAGTGGTAGAGGTGATATTAAAAAAGCATTCGTAGGTGCGATGAGAGATTTAGAAAAAGCAATCGGTTCTTTATCGGATAAACAAAAAGAAAAAGTATTCGGTAATGGTAAACGATGGATGAATTTAGAGGTTATGTATCCAGCAACAGCAAATGTAATAGATTATGATGTGGCAGAAATAGTATTTCATGGTACATTAGAGTATGATGAAAGTGGTAGACCAATAGGACAACCAAAAGATTCTGCTCGTATGTTGGCAGGTATGATTAAACAAGTGAATCAAAGTATACAAAAAACATTTAAGATTGGTAAACCAAACTTTTTAAAAGTACCAAAACACCAAGATTATGATAAATTAAAAAATACATACTTGGGTAGATTAAAAAGATTACAATCAACATATGGATTGAATGATAAAAATACATTAGGTGAATATCATGAGGCATATTGGAGAGAGTATATTTTTAATGCATCAAAACAATTTGGTGTAAAGTTAAAACCTGCTCAATTTGCAAAGTTAGTTCGTAGATGGGCATACTTTGATAAATCATATAAGATACAAGAAATTAGAAGTGATTACAAAGATAATCCAAAGTTTGTAGAGTGGATAGTGAATACAGATAAGTTTGACCACACTAAAATTTTTAAAGATAATATAAAACCATTTGAAGTATTGTTCTTTGATGTGGGAGCACAGATATTGAAAAACATAAGTGGTTATATGGCAGTAAATCCTGATAAGTCAGTTCAGAAAGTTCGTGATGAAATGGAGAAGGCATATCGAGATTTAAGTAAAAAAGATAATATAGAGAAATTAAAAAAACTAAAAACACAAATAGAAAAACTAAATGCAATTGGTGGATTAAAATCAATTGTTCCAAGTGAGGGAATTGTATTTAAGTACAAAGGTAAAGTATATAAGTTTACTGGTGCATTTGCTCCAATCAATCAAATACTTGGTAGTTTAAAATTTGGATAGGAGTTACAATGGCAAATTATAGTAAGGACATGGAAAGACAAAACAAAGCCTTAAAGGATTTGATGTCTGGTAAAGAGCATGTTAAAGATTATATTCAAGTCGGATATGAAGGTAAACAAGAAAATCGTGGTGGAGAAACTCGTAAATCAGAATTAACAGATGTAATGGCATCAGTAAGAATGCCTTGGTTTTGTCCTAATTGTCAAAAAACAATGAAGAAAAAACTTGATAATAAGTTTTGGAGATTATTTGGACATTGTATGGATTGTCAAATAGAGATAGAAACCAAACTGAGATATAAAGGTGAATTTGAAGAGTATGCAAAAAGAAAAGTATTAGAGAATAAAAAGGCATATTTAAAAGATTTGAGACAAAGTATTGTTGAATTTGAACAAAATGGTGGTAAAGCAGAATTCTTTAATCAAGTTGGTGTACAAGAAGTAGAACTTGAAAAAGAACAATGGGAAATGGGTGAGGAACAATTCAGTAAGATTGTAGAAGAGGCATATGCACATATTGATAAACTACAAGCAGATATAGATGAAGAGGAAAACTTACTCAATACAACCAAAAACAATAAATAACAAACACAGGAGATAATAATGGGTGGAATTATTCAATTCATAATGAATCTATTTTTTGGTGGAAAGAAAAAAGAAGAAGTCAAAAAATTAGATACAGCCATTAAGGCAAAAAACGAAGAGGTTAAAGACCTTGAGAAACAAGTTGAAAAACTTGAATCTAAAAAAAGAGTAAACAAAAAAGAAGTTGCTTCTCTTAAGAGAAAGGTAACTACTACCAAAAAACAAATCGAAAAAGCCGAAGAAGCAGTTAAAACAGATGATGTTGATGAGGCAGTAAAATATTTGAAGAAATTTAGTAAGTAGTATATATTTATATATATGAGATATTTTATTTACATATTATTTCTTGGTTTGTTGTTTGGGCAAGATACAAAAACTTTCACCTTTACAGAGGAAGAAGTTCTTGGGTTCACTAACAAAATCAAAGAATTAGAGTTAAAAGATAGTTTGAATGTATCTTTAGTGATGGATTTGGAAACACAAATCTCATTATTAGAGGATAATGCAAAATCTGATTCTCTTATTATTGATTTTAGAACTCAGCAACTTCAATTACAAGAAGAAACTATTAATCTGTATAAAGAAAAAGTGAAAGTAGTGAAACCTAAGTGGCACGAAAACAAATGGTTATGGTTTGTTTATGGTGTTGCCGCAACTTCGGTTTCGGTTAAACTTGCAGGCGAACTAAAATAATGGCAGAACAGATAAAAGAAGTAATCAAACAAGAGTATATTAAGTGTGCTCAAGACCCTGTCTACTTTTTAAAAAAGTATTGTATGATTCAACACCCGATTAAGGGTAAGATACCTTTTCATTTGTATCCTTTTCAAGAAGAAACGGTTAATGAATTTAAAGAGAATCGATTTAATATTATTTTAAAGGCAAGACAATTAGGAATAAGTACACTAACTGCTGGTTACTCTTTATGGCAGATGACATTCTTCCAAGATAAAAACATTTTGGTAATTGCAACTAAACAAGATACTGCAAAAAACTTGGTTACGAAAGTTCGTGTTATGCACGCAAATTTACCAAGTTGGTTGAAACAACGATGTGTTGAGGATAATAAATTATCACTACGATATGTTAATGGTTCACAAATCAAAGCAGTTGCATCATCAACCGAAGCAGCTCGTTCTGAAGCTCTATCATTATTGATATTGGATGAGGCAGCGTTCATTGATAAGATTGATGATATATGGACTGCATCTCAACAAACACTTACAACGGGTGGTAGTTGTATTGCATTATCAACACCAAATGGAGTTGGTAATTGGTTTCATCAAACTTGGGTACAGGCCGAAGAAGGTAGAGGAATGTTCAATGATATTAAATTACATTGGAGTGTTCATCCAGATAGAAACCAAGAGTGGAGAGATGAACAAGATGAATTATTAGGTTTACAAGGTGCTGCACAAGAATGTGATTGTGATTTCATTACTTCTGGTACTTCTGTTATTGATGGTACGATATTAGAAAATTGTAGAAAGGCCCATGTACAAGACCCAATAGAAAAAAGAGGAATAGATGGAAACTTATGGGTTTGGCAACCACCAAACTACACAAGGAATTATATTGTATGTGCTGATGTTGGTAGAGGAGATTCAGCAGATTATTCTGCATTCCATGTTATTGATGTGGAGAATGTAGAACAAGTTGCAGAGTATAAAGGTAGAATGAGTACTAAAGATTTTGGTAATTTATTAGTAACAATTTCAACAGAATATAACGATGCTTTACTAATTATAGAAAACAATAATATTGGTTGGGCAACCATCCAACAAGTGATAGATAGGGATTATCCTAATCTATTTTATACAAGTAAAGATTTACAATACATCGATGTACAACATCAGATGACAAATAAATACAGAGCTCAAGAAAAGAATATGGTGGCAGGATTTTCAACGACAATGAAGAGTCGTCCACTAATTATAGCTAAGTTAGAAGAATTTTTTAGAGAGGAAAGTGTAGTGGTTCGTAGTAATCGTTTAATCGATGAATTATTTACTTTCATCTATAATAATAATAGAGCCGAAGCAATGGCAGGATACAATGATGATTTGGTTATGTCGTTTGCTATCGGATTGTGGGTTCGTGATACTGCGTTAAGATTACGAACTGAGGGAATTGAGTTAACGAAGAAAACATTAAACCGACTCCAAGATGTAGATGGTTTATACACTGCAGACGAGAATGAAAATGATTCTTGGCAATGGGATGTTGGTAAAGATAAGAAAAAAGAGTCTTTAGAATGGCTCTTATAACAAAGAGGTAAAAAATGGCAGATAAATCATTATATAGTAGACTGAGGCGATTATTCAGTACCAATGTTATTGTAAGAAATGTTGGTGGTAAGAAATTAAAAGTCGCAGATACTGCACAAATTCAAGCAACTACTAAATCACACTTAGTGGATAGATATTCTAAACTACATAGTGGATTAGATTTGGTAAATACTGGTTATTCCACCTTCGCACAATTACAGGCAGCGAGATTAGGGTTGTTTAAAGATTACGAAAGTATGGATAGTGATAGTATTATCTCATCTGCTCTTGATATTTATGCCGATGAATCCACTATGAAAAATCCATATGGACAGGTACTGAATATCATAACTGATAATAACAACATTAAAGAAATCCTACATAATTTATTTTATGATATTTTAAATATCGAATTTAACTTATGGCCATGGACAAGAAATCTATGTAAATATGGTGATTTCTTTTTATATTTGGATATCGAAGATAAGTATGGTATTACTAATGTTGTACCTGTTTCTTCTTATGAGTTACTTCGTGTAGAGGGAGAAGACCCAGAAAATCCTTATATGGTAAAATTTAGAATGGAGGCACAAAACACAACTCATCCTTATTTTGCTCGTTCCACAACAGGTAAAAAGATTGAGTTTGAGAATTTCCAAATTGCACACTTTAGATTGGCAAGTGATAGTAATCTTTTACCTTATGGTAAATCAATGTTAGAAAGTGCTCGTAAGGTTTGGAAACAAGTTACATTGATGGAAGATGCTATGTTGATTCATAGAATCATGAGAGCACCAGAAAAAAGAATCTTCAAAGTGGATATTGGAAACATACCACCAAATGAAGTTGATAACTACATGCAAAGAATTATCAACAAGATGAAGAAAACACCATACATCGATAACGAGACTGGTGATTATAACTTGAAGTTTAATATTCAGAACTTAACGGAAGATTTCTTCTTGCCAGTTCGTGGTGGTGATAGTGGTACAGGTATTGATACCTTACCAGGTATGACTTATGAAACTACAGAAGATATTGAATACTTAAAGAATCGTTTATTAGCTGCATTACATATTCCAAAGGCATTCTTAGGATATGAGGAATCACTTGGTAGTAAAGCAACATTGGCAGCTGAGGATGTTAGATTTGCTCGTACTATTGAGAGAATACAAAGAATTATTGTAAGTGAGTTAACAAAGATTGCAGTAGTTCACTTGTATTCACAAGGATATCAAGATGCAGAATTAACAAACTTTGAATTAGAATTAACAAATCCATCTACAATTTATGAACAAGAAAAGATTGAATTGTGGAATAATAAAATAAATCTTGCTCGTGATATGAAAGATAATCAAATGATGAGTAGTGAATGGATTTATAAAAACTTATTTAATTTCTCTGATGACCAAATTAAAGAAATGGATTCACAAATTGTTCATGACCAAAAAACTAAGTTTAGATTTGAACAAATATCTGTAGAGGGTAATGACCCAGCAGATACAGGTGAATCAGTTGGAACACCAAGTGAAATGCAATCATCAGCAAATGGTGGTGAATTTGACCAAGAATCTAAATCAGGTTCAATCTTTAAAAAAGAAGTAGAAGTACCTGAAGATGGATGGGATGGTGCAGGAAGACCAAAAGAAAATCCAAAATATGGGAAACAAGGTAGTGCTCGAGGTAGAGACCCATTAGGTAGAACTGGTGTTCCTTTGGCATTAGCACATTATGATGCTTTAAAGAAATCAATGGGTTCAAAAGCTAAAGAAATCTTAAAAGAAACTACTGAGAGTGAAGAAATAAGTAAAGAATATGAAGATTTTAAGGGTAAGAAATAGCGATTTCTTAAAAGTTTTATATTTATATATGTGATATAATAGTTAAAAATGGAGTGTTTGATGTCGAATCGAAAAAAACATAATAAAATTAAGAATACGGGTATACTTTTTGAATTACTAACAAGACAAATCGCAGTTGATGTGATGAATGATTCAAAAAACTCGCCTTCTGTTAAAATCATTAAAGAATTTTTTAACGAACATACTCAATTAGGTAAAGAAAATGAACTTTATAAAGTATTGATTGAGAAAAAATACAAAACTACTGAACAAGCAAACATTTTGATTGAGGCAGTAATTAAAAATCGTAGAAAATTATCAAATCGTAAGTTAAAAAATGAAAAATTCAATTTAATTAAAACAATTAAAGAGAATTATGATGTAAATGCGTTTTTTAATGCAAGAATACCAAATTATAAAGTATTGGCATCAGTATATACTCTATTTGAGAACGAATCTATTAAAGATGTAGTTGATGCTATTGAAGAAACAGATTCAAAAATCACTATTTTAGAAAATATCACATTTACAAACACAAAAAATAAAAAATCACAAAATAAAGTAGTTGAAAACTACTCAACACAAGATACTGATGTAAGATTACTTACTTATCAGTTGTTAGTAGATAAATTCAACAAAAAATACAGCACTTTGAATGAATCTCAAAAAAATCTATTAAGGGAATACATCAATAACCTATCAAACACTAATTCTTTGAGAGAATTCATAGATTCTGAAGTTACAAAAGTAAAATCTAAGTTAAAAAATCATTTATCAAAAGTAAATGATAAAATCACTAAGATTAAATTAACTGAAGCCATTAAACACACAGATAACGCAGTAGGTGGGAAGTTTGTAAAAGATTCTCATGTTGTGTCTTTGATGAGATACTATGAATTAATCAAGGAGTTAGATAATGTCCACAAAGATAAATAAAGCAAAATTTATTGAAGCTTTAAGAAACTTAATCAAGAAAGAGATTGAAGAAGTCTCTACTTCTGCAGCAACACCTGGATACATGACACCAATGGCATTCGATGGTGGTAGAAAAAAAGATAAAAAGAAACGAGATGATATTGCAAATCAATCTGGTTTAAAACAAGTAAGTGAAGTAAAATTTGCTGTAACTGTTGATATGGGTAAATTAGGTCAAGGTAAAGTTCTTGTGGATGCAGGTTCAAAAGGTATGGCAAAAACAATGGTTGCCAAAAAATTAAAACAAGGTTTAAAAGGAGTTATAAGTGTATCTCGTGTACAACCAGCACTTGGCAAACAAGTAGATAAAAAGATTGAAAATGTAAACGAAGTTACTAAAAAAGAAGTTGATGCATTACGAAAACTTCAAAACAGTTTAGAAAAACTACAAAAAGATTATTGGAATATTGCTAAAATAGGTGATAAAACACTTAAAGATAGAAAATTTAATAAGTATTATGAAACTATCTTAAAGGCTACAAAAGAAATAACTACACTTCGTCAAATTTTAAAGGGTCATATAAGAAACGAATCAATAACCGTAGATGAGGCAGTTGACCCTAAAGTAAAAAAACAAGCTGCTGCATTACTTAAACGATACACAAACAATTGGAAAAAATTAGAAAAAGAAACTGAAATGATGTTGAAGTTTGCTAAAAAGAACAAAGCAAGAGAAATGGCATTTAACTTTGAAGAAGTTTTGAAAAAACTAAAGGGTAATGTATGGTCTTATATTAGTTTTCAAGTTAAAGAACCAATGGATGATTATTTTTATGAAAGTATAAATGAGGGTAAGTATCACGATTGGAGAAATGACGAATCTTTAACACCAAAACAAAAAATTGGTAAATCAATTCGTGAAGTTCGTAACTCATTAAATGAATTAGATAAAACAATCAAAATGAGTTTAAGATTGAAAAATGAATTAAATGTTGATTCAAGAAGTTATTGGAAAAACACACACAAGGCTCTTAGTAGTATATCTGAGAGATTAGTTAAATTAGCAAGTAGAGTAGGGAATTTAAAATGATTAGGTTAAAAAATTTAATAAAAGAAGATACTTGTGAATGTGGTGGGGGATGTTGTTCCACTAAAGAACAAGTGATTGAAGTAAGAATTAATGAAAACATTAAAGTTATACCAGCTAACAAAATCGATAGTAAGGTTTGGAGAAAAATGAAATATGATTTAAGAGACCAAATCGATGAGTTAGTTAAAATAGGTGAAGATTATAAAGTGTTTCAAAGTGCACAATTCACTTCAAAAACACTAAAACAAATTAAACGATTAATGGATAAAATATAATGAGTAAAACAAACGATAAGTACCTAACAGAAAGTATTAGTTTATTAGATAGAGAATTTGGTCAACCATTACCAACACTTCAATCAGTAATGGAAAAACATCAAGAGAATCAAGCTAGTGATTGGAAAGGAAACGACAACATAAGTGAAGGTCGTGAAGAAAAGGCAAAGGCAAAAAAACAATTACAGATGTTTATAAAAGAAGAAGGTGTGTTGAGAAAAAGATTAATAAAGTTAGAAAAAGTTTTCAAAGAAGATAGTGAAAATAAAGATTTAGCAAAACAGATTAACAAGGCCTACAAAGATAATGTAACTAAATTCATGAGAGAAGCTGTAGGTTTAGTGAATAGGATGAAATAATGAGAAACTTATTAGTAGATTATATACCTTTTGAGTTATCTGCGGAACAGATAACTGAATCACTAAAAGAAAACAACGGAAAGTTGATTGTAAAAGGTGTATTACAAAGAGCAAATGCAAAAAATCAAAATGGAAGAGTATATCCAACAAACATTCTTCAGAGAGAAGCAAAAAACTATACAGAAAACTTTATTTCTCAAAAGAGAGCATTAGGTGAACTTGACCATCCAGATTCTTCAGTAGTGAACTTACAAAATGTATCACATAATATTACTGAAATGCATTGGGAAGGTGACAACTTATTAGGAACAGTTGAAATCCTAACCACACCAAGTGGAAACATTTTAAGAGAATTATTTAAGAATGGTATCAAATTAGGTATCAGTTCTCGTGGTATGGGTTCAGTAGAGACTGTTACTGAAGCAGATGGTACACCAACAACAAAAGTTGGAAATGATTTTGAATTAATAGCTTTTGATTTTGTAAGTAATCCATCTACACATGGTGCCTTCATGTATCCACTACAAGAGGGTGTTGAAAGAACACCAACACAAGGAAGAACTTGTGGTCAGTATTGTAAAGCAGAAGATTTAATCAACAAGATTATAAGAGGAGAATAAGATGCCAGGTTTAGAAGATAGAAAATTACCAAATATACCAAAGAAAAACGATAGTTTGGCAGGAGATGATGGTTTAGAAAAATATAAATCACCATTCACCAAAACAGGCAACGATTCTTTAGGTGGTGATAGTGGATTAGAACAATTAAAAATACCTACAAGTGGAAGAATCAACACCGAGTGGAATGGTGATGGTTTGGCGAAATAATGCCATCCAAATCTAAAGCTCAACAAAGATTTATGGGTATGGTTCATGCTCTTAATAAAGGAGAAATGAAACCAAGTGATGCCTCACCCGCAGTAAAGAAGGCAGCAAAATCAATGGATACGAAGTCTACTGAAAAGTATGCTTCAACAAAACATAAAGGGAAACCAGAAAAAGTGAACAAAGAGTGGATAGTTAAAACAATTAAAGAGTTAACCAACACCGAAATGGAAGCATGTGGTTACACTACTTCTGCTGTCGACCCTAATTATAAATTAAAATCACCAGGTGGTACAGGTAAAGTTGATAAAAAATTAAAAGAGTTGGCAGAAAAGATGGGTGGGTGTTTATGTGAGAAATGTTGGAAAGGATATAAAATACATCCTACTCAAAAAACAAAAGAATTGTTTGGTAAAAAATATCCAAATTGTGTAAAGGCAGAATCAGTAAATGAAGCATATGGTTTAAATGAAATGAAAATGTCAGAAATAGATAAACTTATTAAAAGTAAAATCAAAGATGTTGCTCGTAAAGATAGAAAACGAGGTATGGAATTGATGAATTTATATAAGAAACATTGGATAGAGTTTATGTTGAAAACTAAAGATTTATTATCTACTGAAACATTAGGTGTAAGTTTAGTGAATCCAAAAGGGATGAAAAAACAAACCAAAGATTTAGGTGAGAGTATATTGAATGAAATGGATTACAGAGGATTTATTAAATATATGAATGATTTCTATGGGCCTAAAGGAGTTTACCCTGATAAAAAGAAAAGAACATTAGGACAAAAAGAAATCGGAATGGCCTACTCAGTATTATTAAAGAAGAAACCAAATTTTGAAATTGGATTTGATTCTACAGATAGAGAGATGTTAAGAGATATTTTAATCAAGTTAAGAAAACTTGACCCAGATTATTCAAAGAAAGAATCAGTAAAAGAATCAATAAACGAAAATAGAGATTTTGAAAAATTGTATAAGTTATTTTCAAAAAAAGATTATTTCCACCTAAAAAGTTCAATAAAAAGAATGTTGGGAAATTGGGAGATAGCTCTTAAAAAAGGTGATAAAGGTGCACAAAAATATAAAAAACAAGATATAATCAAAGCTGTTACTGCACAAAATAAAGCGAATGCAAAACGAACTTATGATGAGTTGGTAAAGGCAATAAAGAAAAAAGATATCAGAGCATTAAAATCTAAATTACGACACAACCAACCATACTCAATCGCAATATTTAACCAAGTAACAGGTAAAAAACTACCTAAAACCACTCGTGATATTCATTCATTTTTAGACAATGAGTTTATGAATGAATCAGTAAATGAAGGTAAGGGTGTAGAAAAAATTATGAAGATGGCAGATGACCATTCATTTGGAAAACTCGGTGGTAGAACCGTAGATGCTATGACTGCTAATTTATTTAAACAAGTGTATGAAAAAGCAAATGATAAACAAAAAGAAAAAATTAACAAAATGAACGAAAAACAATTATATGTATTTATGGCTAAATTGTGGAGTAGGTTCGGTAAACAAGTGAGACTATGATGATTAAATTAAAAACATTATTAATGGAAGCAGATGCTCCAAAGTTAAAAGATACCGAAAAAGAAAAAGCCAAAAAACTTGGTTTAGTTTGGAAAGGTAAAGGTTATGGTAAAGAAGGCCAAGATGGTATCACACATAAAAATGATGGTGGTAAACTTGTAAAGATTGGTAAAGATGGTGGAAAAGAAGACCCTAAATCTAAAGGATTGAGTGGTAGTGATTTCGATAGAGAACTACCATCAGATGATGATGGTATGGAACCATCTGATTTAAGTGATTTTGACCCAATACATGATGAACCAGAAGTAGGAACTAAAGTTAAAGACGGAAAACTTAAATCATCAGGCCCACAACAATTCGCAGATGATGTTAAAAATATGAAAGGTGAATTTGATTTAGATGGTGGGATGAAAATAAAAGACGGAAAAATGTTTGATGCTGATGGTAATGAAATGGATTCAGATGATATAGAAGATTTTTATTATCAAGATGCTTTTGATGGGGATGGTAATAATATTGGTATTGATGTTAAAGAAAAACCTAAATCAGATGAACCAGTAGAACTTGATGATGATGCTCAAGAAGCAATCGACGGTATGGATTGGAATAGGTATGATGATAAGGGAATAACTAATGTAACTAAAGTAATCAACGATTTAGATGATAATGTAGATGAATTTAATCAACAGATATATAATGTAGCTAGTGAATTAGAAGGACAAATTCCACAAGAAGATATAGATAAACTCTATTCTGCGGAGGTAAATGTAATGGATTTAGATGATGAAGCCTTATCAGAAGTTCCACGAGAAGAATTAGAAAAAAAGACAAAAATACTTATTGATTTTCATAAAAAATATTCAACATTAGGTAAACCAAAGTTAGACCCTAAACAAAAACAAAGAGCACAAGATGATTACAACGACGCTATCAGAAATATAAAAAATCCACAAATGGCTGGTGGTATTGAACCTTACTATGTTGATATGGCAGCAGACAATTTAGAAAAATTAGGTAATCCAGATGCAAAAGTATTTAAAGATTTAGGAAAAGAATTTAGAGATAATTTAGATGACGACGGAAATCCAAAAGATGAAAAACTTGATAAACAAATTCAAGATAAAATTAAACAAGCAGCATTAGACCTTGAAACCGATATAACAAAAGAAACAAAGGAAGGTATAATAAAATTAAAAGATGTAATGAGAGAATCAAAAGTATCTTATTTAGTAGAGGCATTACAAAGTAAATTATTAAGAAAATTCACCAATAGACAAGATTTCAAATTAGATAATGATTTCTATGGATGGTTGGCTAGATTAGGTGTACGAGCAGATAAAGTAACTGATGATATGATTGAAAAAACTGCAAAACTATCTGGTAAAGGTGTTGTGATTGCAGTAACTGGTAAAAAAGTAAGTTTACCAGCTAAAGGAAAATCTTATTGGAGAAGTGATTTAGAAGTTGATAAAGGTGTTGTCTTGAGTGTTTTCAAAGATGGTAAGGCAGTTTGGTGGACAAAATCTTGGAGAGAATCCGATAAGAATAGAAAAAAAGATATACGAGTTGCAGATACAAAAGGATATGGATTCTCTACATCTGAAAATCGTACCTTTGGTTTAAATCAATTTGGATATCAAAACGCAGCATCAGTAAAGAAAATTAACGGAGTTGAGTTTTACAAAATATCACTTGAGGAAAGCATGCCATACATGGGTGGTAAAGAAGTTAGAAACTTAAGGTCAGATATACAAGTTGGTTCTTGGAAATGGAGAGATGATGAATCTTTCAAAAGACAAAATAAAGAAAAATACGAAGATGCTATTAAGGCAATGTATGATGACCCAGAAAAAGTTAAAGCAAAAGTTAAAAGAGCAAAAGATTATACAGATGGATTAATTACAGGTTTGATTGGTGGTAAACCAAATGCAGCTGCCAAAAAATTACTAAAAGGTTTAAGTAGTACTCGAGCACCTGAAATGCAAGCAATGGAATTAATGAGAAATATAACTGATGCAATGGATAGATTATATGATAAGGTTACTTATTATAATAATGCAGTTAAAGATGATATTGATTATGAAAAAAGAAACCCTGAACATCCTAAATCATATAGAAATGCACCAAGATATGGTAAGGAAGTTGCTGAAATAGTTAATCTAATTCTTAAAAACAAATTCAGAGGGTATTACTAATGATTAAGTTAAAAGATATTATTGGTGAGGATATTGCAAAAGATATTGCTAAAGAAATTCATGCAATGAATGAGGCAAAGGCTGGATATGATAGAGCAATGAAAAAGATGTTAGATTTTATGAAGAAATCTGCAGAAAAACAATTTAAAAAATCATTTCCATCTACATGGGAACAAAAAAATTGGGAGTATCCAACACTTTTGAAAAAAGGACCAAAATTTGATAGAATAGTTAATGTTCGTGCATCAGAGCCAAAGAATGGATTAAGTGTTCATTTCTTTGTAGATAAAGAAACAGGCGATATTTATAAACCTGCAGGATACAATGGAAGAGCAAAAGGTGTAAGAGGTAATATCTTTGAACCTAAATCATATGCTCGTTTTGATGTTCATGGTGGTTGGTTATATAGGAGAGGTTAATGAGTGATATGACACATAAAATGTGGTCTCAATGGAAAGATTTTCGTCTTAATGAGAAGAAAGGCGACCATGAAGGTCAGATGGCAAAATCTCAATTAAAGAGAAGTATAAAATTAGCTCGTATGAATTATGAGATTATTGATAATATGAAAAAAGATGAAGATGGTGAAGTAGAGTTACCTGCATGGTTACAATCTGCTCTTACTATCGCATTAGAAAATTTACAAAGTGTACACACTTATCTTGATGGTAAATCTGGTTTAGATGAAGCAGAGATGTATGTACCAGGTTCATTAAAGGGTAAAGGGGTGAATAGTTTTCCAATGTCAAAATATTCATCACCAGAGGCCAAACAATTTGTTGAAAAAGATATAAAAGAAATGGGTAAGTTTTTCAACAAGGCATCACAACAAACCATCAAAGTAATGATGAATGGTGTGAAAAATGGTAAGTATGATGCTATGGATTTAATTCGTGGTATTAAAACAGGTCCAACAGGTGATACCAGTATGGGTGTTAGAGAGATGTTGGGTGTACTATGGACAAAAGTAGATAAAAGATTTCGTAGTTATCTTGGCGGTAAAAAACGAAGATAATGATATTTATTAGAGTATAAGGAGATACAAATGGCAAAATTAAAAGATTTAGTAAAAGAAAACTTTTCAGTATTGGGTGGAGTAGTATCTACACCACCAATCGGAAATACCAATACATCTTTAACAAGTATGGTTGAGGATATTTATGGTAAGAAAGAAGAAAAGATATCTGCAAAAGAAGTAAGAGCGGCAGTTAAGGAATTTGCAAGTTTCGGTAAAGTATTACAGAAAGAAATAGACCTTAAAAAGATTGCAGAAAGATTATCATCAATTGCAGAAATGGGAAAAAATTATACTCTAAGTGAAACCGAAGATTGGTTTGATAAAGTTACGGTAAATCGTAACATGAAAGAATTAACAAACTTATCAAAATCATTTGGAAAGATTGCACAAGAATCACAAGTACTACAACAAAGAATGAGTGGTTTATATGAAGATATGGGCCATGTTCTTGGTAGATATTTTGAAATAGAGGGTGATGAAGACCATGATGAATTGGTAAGACTTGGATTAGAAGATATACCAGTAAAGGATAATCAAACACCATCAGGTCATAGTATTGATGAGGGTGATTATCAAGAATTCTTTGCAAATGCAATGAAAAAATTTGGAATAAAATCACCAGCAGAACTTGATGATGAGGCTAAAAAGAAGTTCTTTAATTATGTTGATAAGAATTTCCAAGCAAAAACAGAAGTTAAAAAGTAGAGGTTAATTTGATTAAAGTAGAGGTCCGAAAAGGACAATCTGTAGAAAAGGCTATATCAATCTTTAAACGAAAAGTAAAAGATAGTGGTATATTAATGGAATATCGTGATAGACAATTTTACGAAAAACCATCGGCAATCAAACGAGAAAAGAAAAATAAAGCAATTCTACGAAACAAATACAAAGTTCTTAAAGAAAAAGAACAAGATAATTAAAAAAATACTCACTTAGTGTGTATTTTTTTCAAAGTTTATATATTTATATAAAACTAAAAACACTTTCGTGCATTCGCACATCATAAAGTGTAATCTTGAATTAAACTATATTATAGTTCCTAATAACTATATTGAATCCGAATTTTTTAGGAGATTAAAATGGATGATTTACTTAAAGAAGCCATTGCAGATGCGAAAGCAGTTCGTGAAACAGCTTTAGCTAATGCAAAGATGGCACTTGAAGAAGCATTTACACCTAAATTGAAATCAATGTTAGCTCAAAAGATTCAACAAGAAATCGAAGAAGAAGATGGTGATGAAGTCGAAGAGATTGAAGAACCTGAAACAGAAGAACTTGATGATGAAGAAGAGAAAGAGGTTGAAGACATTGCATCTGATGAAATAGATTCACATGAAGACGAAATGCATGGTGGCGAAGATGAGCCAGCAGACGAAGACTCTCACGAAGAACCAACTGATGAAGAAGAAGAAGGTGAACCTTCTGATGAAGCTATGTATGGTGAAGAAGAAGAGGCTGATGAACCTGCTGATGAAACCTATCATGAAGAAGAAGATGGTGATGAAATGGAAGAAGAGCTCGACCTTGAGTCTATTCTTGCTGAGCTAGAAGAAGAAGCTGATGAAGACGGAGTTGAAGAAACAGTAGAAGAAGACGACGATAAAGAAGACGTTGACGAAACTGTTGATGAAAACGATGTATCTTCAGGCATTGGTGCTTCAGATAACAAAGAACCAGGTGAAGCTGGTGATTCATCAAAAGTTGGACAAGGCCCTGAATCACAAGGTAGTGATAAAGAAGCTGGAAAAGAACTTGATGACCATGAAGTGGTTAAAGAGGGAGAAGATTCCGACAGCGATGATAGTGTTGATGAAGAAATCGATTTAGAAGAAGTTCTTAAAGCATTAACCGAAGAGGAAGATGATAACGAGGACGGAGTAGATGAAATTGCTACACTTCAAGCAGAAATTAAAGAGCACAGAGATGTTGTAAAATATCTTCGTGGAAAATTAAACGAAGTTAATTTATTGAATGCTAAACTCTTATTCTCAAACAAACTATTTAGAGCGTTTGGTCTAAGTAACGAACAAAAATTAAAAGTTGTTGAAACTTTTGATAGAACTAAAAACCTAAGAGAAATCAAATTGGTTTACTCTACACTTGCAGAATCTTTTAAAGGTGTAAATGTAAAACCAATTAGAGAATCAAAAGGTTCAAGTTCAAAACCAGTTGCTTCTACTAAACCAGCTAAAGAAGATGTTTTAAACGAGGGTACTGAGATTAAAAATAGATTCAAGAAATTAGCTAACATACTATAATTAGGAGACTAAAAATGAGTGATAAATTTAAATCAATAGAGTCTTTAATGGATGGATATAATCCACAAAGACAACTATTGGAACAAACTCGTAAGTTAGTCAAGAAATGGGAACCAACAGGTCTTTTAGAAGGTCTTAACAAAGAACATGAAGTAAACGGAATGGCTGTTCTTCTTGAAAACCAAGCTCGTCAATTAATTGATGAAGCTTCAAGAACAGGTACATCTGCAAACGCTGAAGAGTGGTCAGGTGTTGCACTTCCTTTAGTTCGTAGAATCTTTGGTGAGTTGGCTGCACAGGAATTTGTTTCTGTTCAACCAATGAACTTACCTTCAGGTCTGATTTTCTATCTTGACTTCAAATATGGTACTGCTCAAACTGACAATCACACCAACAACTCAGATGTATATGGTAATACATCAGGTTCTGGTGATGCTACTGGCGGTTTGTACGGTGCTGGTAAATTTGGCTACTCAATTAACGACACAGATTCATCTGCAGTAAGTATTGCTTCATCACTTTCAAGTGGTGCATACACAACTGCATCTGTAAACTGGTCAGATGTTAATTTTGAGCCAGACCTATCTGCTTCTGTATCTACAGGACAAGTTGCAGATGACGGTCTATTGAAAATCTCTGTACACACTGGTGCAATAACTGATTTTGACCCAGATGGTGTTAGAGCTTTCTCAATTTCAGGTTCTGGATTTGATGCTTTCTATCCAGCACATACATCATACGATTCAGCGAATTCTGCAATTAATTTCTATGTATTGAAATCAACTGCAGGTGCACCTGGAGATTTAGTAGTATCTTACCACAAAGTTAAGAGCACCAATTATGCTCGTACAGACTTTGAGGCAACTGCAAATCAAATTGATGCAAACCCTGAAACAGATATCGATATTCCAGAATTGGATATCGCATTAAAAAGCATTCCAATCATCGCTAAAACTCGTAAGTTAAAAGCAGTCTGGACACCAGAACTTGCTCAAGACTTGAACGCGTACCATAGTGTTGATGCGGAAGCTGAATTAACTGCTCTTCTTTCTGAGTACATTTCAATGGAAATTGATTTAGAAATCTTAGACATGTTGTATGCAAATGCATCTGCTAAGACAGAAAGATGGTCAGCAAGAGTCGGATATGAGTATGACTCAGCAACAGGTCTATTTTCTGAATCATCTGCAAATTCAAATGCATATGTAAAAGGTACTTGGTTCCAAACACTTGGAAACAAACTACAATCAGTAAGTAACGCTATTCATCAAAAAACTCTAAGAGGTGGAGCTAACTTCATCGTTGTAAGTCCTGAGACTGCAACAATCATAGAGTCTATTCCTGGATACGCAGCAGATTCTGATGGTGATTCAACTAAATCATCATTCGCAATGGGTGTACAAAAAGTAGGTGCTCTTAACAACAGATTTACTGTTTACAAGAACCCTTACGCACAGGACAATGTAATCCTAGCAGGTTTCAGAGGAAGTAACTTCCTTGAAACAGGTGCGGTTTATGCTCCATATGTGCCGTTAATCATGACACCATTAGTATACGACCCTAAGAACTTCACACCAAGAAAAGGTGTAATGACCAGATACGCTAAGAAGATGGTTAGAAGTGAGTTCTACGGTAAAGTCGTAGTTGCTGATGTAAACTATGTGTAATGAGTAGTTAATTCTTTTAGAATTTAATTGCTAACTACATAAGTAGTAAGAAAAAACCCCTATTAATTTAGGGGTTTTTTCATTTATGAAAACAAATTAGGTTCCAAACGGATTACGATATTAACACCTATTTAGGATAAATTGCAAAAGTATCGGCATATTCTGCTATGGTATTGAAAGGATTTCTTACATAACCATATTGTGGCTTACTACCACCACGATACCTAATTCTATAATTACCAGTCATCATCATTTCTCTAATAACCGGATTCCACCTAAATTCCATAGGAATACCTTTATACATAGCGTATTCATCAAGATTAGTATTAGCATAATTCATAATATTTAATCTTGGTTCATTAGTATTAGTTTCATATAATTCTATAAAAGTAGGTTTATTTTCCATTTTTTTGTTTCCTTTATTATTGTTTTCAATCATACTATAATATAAGCCATATTTTGGTAAAAGTCAAGTATTTTTTTTTAATTTTTTTATCAAAATATAAGAAAAAATCAATAATTGATATTTATTAATGTATATACAAATAGACTATTAAAGGAGAATTTTAATGGCTCAAGAAGCAATATGGCCAGGAAGTGGTTCCGCTGCAAGTGGTTCAACACCATTTGGGTTTTACGATGACGAAACAGATTTTCAGAATGATGCTCCTAAATTTGCATCATGGTGTGCAAAGAGATTAGGGTATCCTATAACTGAAGTTGAACTACAAGATACTCAATTTTACGCGTGTTTTGAAGAAAGTATTAGTGAGTATTCTGCACAAGTTAATCAATTCAATATAAAAGATAACTTATTAAGTTTAAAAGGACAATCTACAAGTTCAAATCTAACTCATAAAAGAATTAGACATACTATGGGTGAACAGATTTTTATATCCGAAACTTATGGTTCAGAGGCAGGTGTAGGTGGACAAACAGAAGTATATAAAGATTACATCACAATAACAAGTGGTTCACAAGATTATGATTTAAATGAATTACTTGTAGATGGTAATGCAGTAAGTGGAAGTGGTCCTATTGAAGTAAAACGAGTATTCTTTCACGGAATACCATCTATTTCAAGATACTTTGACCCTTATGCAGGTACAGGACAACAAACTAATAATATGTTAGATGCATTTGGGTTTGGTGGTTCATCACCAGCAATTTCATTTGTGTTACAACCTATATATGCAGATTTGTTACGAGTTCAGGCTATTGAAATGAATGACCAAGTAAGAAAATCATCATATACTTTTGAAATTGTTAATAATAAATTGAGAATTTTCCCTACATATAATAATTCAGCACCAGGTAAACTATGGATTGAATGGGTTAAAGTGAATGATAGAGATAATGCACTTGGTACACGATATAGTGGTTCTGCAGATACAATATCAGATATTAGTAATGCTCCCTATGATAATATGGAGTATAATTTTATCAATGATGTGGGTAAACAATGGATTCGCAAATATGGGTTGGCATTATCAAAAGAGTTATTGGGTATAGTTCGTTCTAAATACGGAACTATTCCTATTCCAAATGCAGAAGTTTCACTTGATGGTGATACCTTAAGAGCTGAAGCAACTGCAGAAAAAGACCAGTTAATAGAACAATTAAGAGAAATGTTAGACCAAACAAGTAATAGGGCATTAATGGAAGCTGATAAAGAATCAGCAGAATCATTACAAGAAAAATTAGGTAAGGTTCCGATACCTTTATACATAGGCTAATCACATGGCAAGTAGATATTGGCCAACACGAGATACAAACTTAGCCAAACGATTCAACGATGAATTAGTTGGTAATCTTGATAAAGGAAAATGTGGAATCATTGGACAAGAAGTTATACTTTACAGAGTATCCACATATGAAACCAAAACAAATATGTATGGTGAATCAGGTGGTGGTAAAGTATATGAGGCTGGTGTGAAGTTAAGTTGTATTATTGATGCACAAGATTTTGATTTTGAAACAAATGAATTTGGACCAGATGCAAGACAAGAGGCTACATTTTCTTTTCAACGAGATATGTTAATTGATGTAAACTTTAGACCAGATATCGGTGATATTGTGAGTTGGAATTTAGGATACTTTGAAATCACTAAAACCAATGAAAACCAATTAGTTGCAGGTGATTATAATAAAAATTGGACAATAAGTTGTACTGCAAACTTAACAAGAATTAGTTCACTTAACATAGAACAAACAAGGGCGTTTTAATGGCAAGACAGAAACCACTATCGAGAAAGGCTCGTAGGGATTTTCGTAATTTATCACAAAGAGAAGATTATAACAGAGGTCGTGAGTTACGAAGAGATAAAGATGACATAAAAAATATCAGTAATCAAATTATCGATATGGATAGTGCAATCATGTACTATTTCAATGAAGTTATCAAACCGACAGTCACAGAAAATAAAGAAACAGTCAAGGTACCTGTAATGTATGCATCACCTGAAAGATGGGTAAGTATACAAAAGATGGGTTTCATGAGAGATAAACGCCAACAATTAATTACGCCAGTGATAGTGTTTAGAAGAACTGGTATGAGTAAGAATGAAAACTTACCACAAAATAAAATTGATGCAAATAATCCACAACAATTTGTAACTATAGAACAGAATTATAATCAACAAAATAGATACGATGCCTTTTCAAAACAAATAGGATTAACACCAAATAAAACTTATTACAATGTAGTGATGCCAGATTATGTGATACTGAATTATGAGTTCACTATATGGACATCTTACATTGAACAAATGAACAAACTTGTAGAAAGAATTAATTACACTAATGGAAGTTATTGGGGTGAACCTGGTAAGATGAGGTTCAGAAGTAAAATTGAATCATTTAGTGATGCAAGTGAAATGGATACACAAGGTGAACGATTAGTAAAAACTAATTTTACAGTTGAGATGATGGGATATATTATACCTGAAGAATTTAATAGGTATACCACTACAAGAAAATATCTAACACCTAAAAAGGTTATTATCAACATGGATACCGAAAGACCTGCAGAAGAATTTGTTAAATCAGAAGTAGGTGGCGGGGTTTCTATAAATACACCAACACAAGATGTATATAGTATATCGGTTTCTAAGCCATTAACATTTACTGCAGGAACAGGTGTTACCTTAAGTAGTGATGGTGTTGGGTTTGATGGTTCACAACCAGTTACTCAAAATATTTCTATAGGACAGGATGTAAGTACAACATCTAATGTAACATTCAATCAAGTAAGTACAAACACATTAGTCTTTGGTAATCCAACAACATATTCATATACAGGTATTAGTGGTAGTGTAAACATTACAGGTAGTTTAACCACAAGTGGTAATGTTACAGTCAATGGTGATATGACTGTATTAGGAACACTAACTGCTCAAGAAATCAAAACCACTTATGTATCATCAAGTATTATATTTGAAAGTGGTAGTACAAGATTTGGTGATACTACAGATGATACACACGAAAGAACAGGTAGTTTACAAATTACAGGTAGTTGGATTTTAAATGGAACTACAATAAATGAAATATCTCAAGATACCACATTAGGTGATGCAAGTACTACTGCATTAGTTAGTGAATATGCATTAAGTAGTTTTTCACAAACAAATGTTGGAGATGTACAAACTTACTTGAGAAAACAATTTTATAAAACATCAAATAGTATCACTAACCCAACTGCAAGTTTCGCAGCAGTTACTGCATCTGCACCTGCTGGATATACTGCAACCAATGAAGATGATTTCTTATTCTTTATCAATGGACAATATATGGAACACGATGCATTAGAAATAGAACAGAGTGGTTCTGTATTTTTATTAAAAGTAGATAATTCAGGTATTGGATATGATTTAGAAAGTGATGATGAAATTATTGCAGTAGGTAAATTTAACTCGTAGGGAATAAGATGCCAAATTTTAAATTTAAAAATCCACTACGAACATCAGGTTCAAATGGTTTTCAAGCTTCTATTCTTGACCAAGATGGAACTGTATCTACAATTAATGTTTTTAGTATTGGACAGGAAGTAGAAACGGATTCTGCAGTTACTTTTGATGGTGTTACACAACCAGAATCAGAAACTGCCGTTATTGGAACTGATTCTGATAATATGGTATTGGGGTATGGATTTATTAGTGGTTCAAATCTTCAATTCACAGTCGATGAACAAGGTATAAGTGAAAACTACACACACGAAGATGATATTTCAATCAATGGTAATATTAATTTTGGAAGTTTGAATGCAGAACAACAAAACACAATATCAATAGAAAGTTCTGGTAGTACAAAGTTTGGAGATTCATTAGATGATACACACACAATAACAGGTAGTATGAATGTTAATGGTAGTTGGAGTTTAAATGGAACTTCAATTAGTGTATCGGATAATTCAGATGTTTCTTTAGCTAGACAAGGTGTAGTGGTAACGGAAAGAGTTGCCTATATTGTATTGGGTGGAGATACCATTACTGAAAATGAATATTTAAGAAAGATTTATGCAAAAAAAGCAGATACAATTAGTGATGCCACAGCAAGTTTCGCTGCAACAACGGCATCCATATCAACAGGTATGACCACTACTTCAGTACAAGATTTTCAATTCTTTTTAAATGGGATGTTAATGGAATATGATGCATTAACAATACAACAAAATCCATCAAATGATTTTGAATTACATATAAATACTAATTCATTGGGATACACTTTAGAGAGTGATGATGAAATAGTTGCCTGGGGTAAATTTAATTCATAAAAGTTAAAAAAAGTACCACATTGGTATTACCATTTTTAACTTTTTGATATTTATAAGTATGAGAAAAAGACATTGGAAAGATAGAAAAAATAGAAAGTGTCCATCTTGTAGTAAGATATTAACCTATACAAGAAAAGATGCTTTTGATAGAGCAGTTGGTAACAATAGTGTTTGTAAATCTTGTGCTCAACAAGATAGAAAATTCACGATGGAAACCATAGAGAAGATGAAACAACCAAAATCTACTCAACACAAGAAGAAGATTTCAAAATCTATAACTACTTGGTGGGTGGAGAAGAAACAAGAAGATTTGAGATATGGCATTAATCCGAAGTAGTCAGTTAAACCCAAGATTTACGGGTTCGTTTACCTTAAGTGGTAGTTTTATTGGTGATTCCAATACTACTGCTTCATTTGGTAAATTATTAGGTGATGCAAGTGATGTAACAGGTATCACTACTACTTATGATGGTAATAAAGTTGTACTAAACTCTGATTTAGGAGATTTATTCACTAATCAGTTTAATGCAGGAACCACAGGTAGTGTTTCTGAATTTTTAGATGCTGTATTCTTTCCAAATACTGCACCAAGTGTATCATCAAGTCAATTTACAATCAATGAATTTGAAGTAAGTGGTTCTTCAGTAGGAACAATCACTGCAACTGATGCGGAATCTGCAAACCAAACCTTAACATTCGTTACTCAAAGTGGATATTCAGATGATTTCTTTAAGATTCATAGTGGAAGTGGAGCAATAACATTAAATACATTATCAAGTGCAAGTTTCAACACCGATAGTGGAAATCACGCAGGTGGTGATTCACATCCATTCTTAATTGGTGTTGAAGATGGAATCACATCATCCAATGCAACAATTTACATTAGAGTAACACCAAATACTGCACCAATTTTCAGAACTACAAGTGTAAGTGGAACACAAATAACTGCACAAACAGGTAGTGTGAATGAGAATACAACAAGTGGAACAACTGTATTAACTATGTTTGTTACAGATACAGAAAGTGATACAATTACGGTATCACCATTATCACAAAGTGTAGATAACCATTTTACAATAAGTACATCAGATGTAGTGGGTGGAAAACAAATTTTATTACAAACTGCAACTTCAAGTTTTGATTTTGATGATAAATCACAATACAAAATGTTTGTAAGTGCATCAGACCAACACTTTGGTTCAACACCAAGTTCAAGTGGGTTTATAACATCATTACCTATTGAGGTTAATGTTACACAAAACCAAGCACCCACAATGGCAAGTCAAGTTTTCAATATAAATGAAAGTAGTGGAAGTAATGATGATAATAACGGATTAGGAAGTAATTCTAATTCATTAACGACTGTTGGTACTATTGTAACTAATGATAACGAGGGTGATACCGTAACATTTACAGGTTTATCATTAACGAGTGGAAGTGGTGGTGGAAATAGTTCACAAACTGATATCTCAAATAATCCATTCCAAGTAACAAGTGCAGGAGTATTACAATTAAAAGCAGGACAATATTTAAATAGTGATATTTTTGATTCATATAAATATGATGCAACTTATAAAGATAATTTCAATGATGCAAGTTCAAGTGGAGTTATCACTATCAACATTGATGATGACCCA